TCAAGCACTTAACGCCACCCTCGCCGGTGGCGTTTGTGTTTCTGGTTCTGACCTTGACCAAAAATTGACCGTGTTTGCATGGGCGGCCACATGGCTCGGGGCAAGGTGGGCGTACTTCTGCACCATCTCGATCTTCTCCCAACCGCCCAACTCTTTCAGCACCATGAGGGGCGTGCCGCGCTGGACGTGCCAGCTTGCCCAGGTGTGTCTGAAGTCGTGCCAGTGGAAGTCCTCGATGCCCACAGCGTCACACGCCCGCTTGAGGATACGCTTGTCGTGTTCCTGAATCAGGATGCCGTCGCCGCCGTCGCGGGTGAACACCCAGCGGTCGGCTGTGCGCAGCCGCCGTTCCAGCACGGCATAAGCGTCGTCGTTCAGCGGCACGGATCGCGCCCGTCCTGACTTCGCCAGGGCGTGCGTGATCCAGGCATTGCGCTGGGGCAGATCGACGTGCGATGGCGGCAAGCCGAACAACTCACTTTCCCGCATTCCGGTCGTCACCGCCACCAGCGCCGCGTCCTGCATCCAAGGCATGGTCATGGCCCGGATTAGTTCGGTGATGACCTCGGGCGGCTCCCAGCGCACCCGCACGTCCGGCTCCTGATACGCGGGCAGATTCGGGGCTTTGTCCATCCAGCCCCATTCAACGCACAGGTTCAGCATGCGCCGGATCGTGGCGATGTAGCGATTCAGGGTGGCTCCGGTCAGGGGTGTGGGCGCTTTCTTCTGGTGAATGCGATGCGTAGGCAGCGCGTCCACGATGTCGTCGGATGTTAAAGAGCGCACCGGGCGGCCCGCGAATTTCTCGCGCCAGAACGCGACGTGCCGCAGCTTCGTGGCGTAGTCACGCTGGCCCGCGCATTCTCGAAGAAAACGCACGGCGGCCTCCTCGAATTCCCGGTCTGGCGCCTCGCCCAGCTTGTCCTGGCGCCACAGTGACGCCTTCAACTTGTCGTGGTATTCCTGCGCCGCCCGGCGGTCGATTGTTTCAGCAGAGCATCTAACTCTTTCGCCGCCTGGCGCCCGGAAATCGACTTGCCAGATACCGGATGTTTTATCTTTGCGGATTGACATGGAGTTTCCTCTATGACCCGCAGCGATAGCCGAGTCACAGTATTGCGTGGTGCGGACAGTTCCGCAAGTCTGGACGGCCACACCCGCCATATCCGGGAGCCGGGCAGACGGAACCCGATCCGGTGGCGCTTGGCGAAGACGGTGCTATAGGCGACCTTCAACCGGTCGGCCACCTCCTGCAGGGTCAGCGCGGTTTCATCGGTCATTGCACTTCCTGCACCTGGATCAGCTTTTCCAGGTAGTGCTGGGCCTTCTTCAGATCCTGCAGGCCGCCCTTCGCCTCGCAGCGGGCCAAATACTTGATCGCGTTGCCGCGCAGAAAACCCTGAAACTCCTCGGGCGACATCCAGGACCGCATCGCGTCCCAGGGCTGCACGCCCATGTCGATATAGTGGGAACCCCCCACCTGCCGCAAGTTCGCCCCGCTGGGGGCGGGTCGGGCTGCGGCCAGCCGGGTAAGTAGGGCGTCCGTCGCGTTCTCAGACAGGCCGGACGAGCGGCAGAGCTGGACAGCTACAGCGTCGTGGTTCATGGTGCTTTCCTCTTCATGGCTTCGAGCAGGATGTCCATGACCTCGCGCTTGGATTCCACGCGGGCCAGGACGGATTCGTCCATCGTGTCGGCGGCCACGATGTTGTAGATGAAGACCGGGCGGTCGTGCCCAGCCTGCGCCTGGCGGGTCGGGCCAATGCGCTCGATGATTTGCAATCGTTCTTCCAGATTCCAGGACAGGCCGAAGAAAGCCAGGATGTTGCCGCCATCCTGCAGGTTCAGGCCGTGCCCGGCACTGGCCGGGTGCGCGAACAGCACCGGGATCTTCCCGGCGTTCCAGTCCCGGATGGTCTGGGGGTTGTCATCCAGCAATCGGCCCTGCGGAAACGTGCGCAGCAACCGGGCCAGGTCGGACTTGAAGTGATAGGCCACCAGCACCGGCATGCCAGCGGCTTCCTGGATGATGGAGTCCAGCGCCTGCAGCTTGGCGTCGTGGACTTCGCCCCACTCGGCGCCGGACTCGTCCTTGTAGATCGCGCCGTTGGCGAGCTGCAGGCACTTCATGGTCTTGCTGGCAGCGTTGAATGCCTCGATCTCGGTGCCGCAGTCGAGCGCCAGGAAGGCTTCTCGCTCCATCGCCCGGTACAGCACCCGGGCGGGGGCGGGCAGCTCCACGCGGATCGTGGTGACAATCGGTTCGGCCAGGTTGAAATAGTCCCGGGCGTCCAGCGACAGGCACAGGTCCCGTAGTGCGTCCTCGATCTGGGTCTGGGCGAACGGCAACGGTTCCAGCCGGATCGCGTGCCGATCGGCCCCGACCTGGATGGATTGAAACCAGCGGTTTTTGAATGCGGTGAACGACCGACCCAGCCGCACGCCCTTGTCCAGGAACCAGGCCTGGCCCCACAGATCCACCAGACCGTTCGGGCTGGGGGTGCCGGTCAGTTCCGTGAACCATTCCGCGCCGACGTGCGCCACCCGGCCCAGGGCCTGCGCCCGTTGGCCGCCTTGGCGCGTGCGGAAAGACTTGAGCCGGGTGGACTCATCGGGGATCACCTTCTTGAACGGCCATTTGCCGTCCAGGTGTTCCACCAGCCAGGGCAGGTTCTCATAGTTGATCGTGTAGACGTTCGCATCGCGGCGCAGGGCCGCCCGGCGCTGCTGAGTGGTGCCCAGGATCGGGGACACTTCGATACCCCGCAGGTGCTCCCATTTCGCGGCTTCGTCGGGCCAGGTGCTGGCGGCCACCCGCTTTGGGGCCAGCACCAGCGCCGGGCGGGGGTCGATGAATTGCAGGATGTCCAGCGCCGTCAGCGTGGACACGCTCTTGCCCATGCCCATCCCGGCCCACACCGCGCAGCGCGGGGTGTCCAGAATGTGATCGATGATGGCCGTCTGGTACGGGCGTGGGGTGAATACCTGCCGGGTCATGCCTGTACCTCGACGGGCTTCATGAAAACCAGCCAGTGCGTCATGCCCCGGCGGCCCGTGGCGTTGCCGAAAAGAGGCGGTACAGGTGTCAACGCCAGCACGTCCTTCAAAGGGACTTGCGTTTCGTTCCACTTGAAAACCAACACGCCATTGCTGGCCAGCACGCGGAAGCACTCAGCAAAGCCGCGCCTTAAGTCTTCGCGCCAGTCTGGCCCCAGCTTCCCGTACTTGGCCGCCAGCCAGGACCGAGGGCCTGCCTGCACCAGGTGCGGGGGGTCAAACGACACCAGATTGAACGTGCCGTCAGGGTACGGAATTGCCCGAAAGTCCATCAGGACATCAGGTTCGATCTGCAGCGTGCGCGTACCTGACGCGTTGCCCCGCGAATTGTCGGTCACCGTGATGACTTCGCGCCGAATGTCACCAAATACCACATTGGGGTGCTGGCGGTCGAACCAGAACATGCGACTTCCGCAGCAGGGGTCCAACACTCTCATGCCAGCACCTCGTCCACGCCTTCGAACGAATCGACCACGACCACGACCTGGCCCATGCGGCGCATCCGGTCGTGTTCGCGCTGCTGGTGGGGCTTTACTTTCTCGCCCGGCGCTTTCAACTCGACCCAAATGGTTCTACCAAGGCCAAGTGTTTCAGCCAAGGTCCTTTGCATTTTCAACAGGTAGGCCGCTACTTCAGCGTTGCTTTCGTTCTCATGATGAAGTTTGAAGCCGGGCAGCATGACCAGCCGATCAGGGGCGCCGTTGCGCCCGATCCAGCGGACCTTGCGGACTTCGCCGCCGATCATCTTGACGCGGGCCACCAGGTAATCCTCGATGTCAGATTCACGCATAACGGGCCAGCCTCCATGCACGGCGTGCAGCATCCAGGCGACCATGGCCCAGGCTGCGGTAGAACTTGACGAACTTCAGGAAGGATCGGACGTGGGTCATGATTTCCGCTCCATGCGCGTCTGCCAATGAATGCCGAACGCGCCTACAAACGGCAAGCCAATGGACAGGCCGCCGGTTCCGGTTCCACGTCGAGCGCCCCAGCGGGAAATGAACGGTCGGCTCAACCAATGCTTAGGTCGAAACCATCGGATTGCCCACAGCCAAGTAATTGAACTGGGCGGGTGATAGCTGGCCAGCGTGGCGATGGTGCGTGAGCTTTCTCCGTTGCCGTGCATCCAGTTAAAACCGACGGTCAAGCCGTTGGAAAACCGGATGGAACGACCAAAATACCGATTGATATTGATCACGGTGTCAATCCTTCTTGTAGTGGTAGGCCTCGAACCCGGCGGCGGCCAGGGGAAGCCCGGCGGCCCATTCAGGGGCGTGGGTCATGCACGAGGCCAGGCGCTGCGCGTCGTAGTCCTCTGTATCGGGGGCCTCGGTGATAATTTCGTCGTGGACGGTCAGCACGATTTCAAAGCCGTCGGCGTCCGCGTTCTTCATGCCGTGGGCCAGCACGTCGCGGGCGACGGCCTGGGTGATGTTTTCCGCCAGCTTGCCGCCGTAGGTCTTGAGTCGCGCCCACTTTCTGCTGTATTGGTCCACGCCCATATAGGACAGCTTGCCGTCGTCCAGTTGCGGGCAGGGGTAGCAGACGAAGCGACCGGACGGCAGGCGCACGCGCAGCCAGGCACCGTCCCGGCGTAGCTTCAACGCCCGGCAAGGTACGACCTTGCCCGGGGTGACAATCGCCATGACAGCGGCCTCGGCCAGGTCGCGCCACAGGCTTACCGTGCGGGGGTGGTTGCGCCGCCAGAGACGTTTCAGCGAGTCGCAAACCATGAAGATTTCAGCGCTCAGGCCCAGCAGGCCCAGCTTCCGAGACTGGCGCCACTCTACGAACGCCTCGGCCTCGGCCCACACATCGCCCGGGATGCCGGGGCGGGCCGCTGCGGCCATGGCCGCCAGGTCGATCCGGTACGTTGCCGCCCCGGTGAGGTACGCGCCTACGCCGCCCTCATAGCCCAGCATCAGCTCCATGACCTTGCCGATCTGGCGCATGATGCCGTCGCCGCTGTGCTTGTTCTCCATCACGTCCTCGGGCGTGACGGCGAACGCCTTGGCATAGGCCAGGGCATACAGGTCGGCGCCGGTGCCGGCGTCGAAATCGCGGAACGCCTGCAGCTTCCACTCTTCCCCGGCCAGCCAGGCCAGCGTGCGCCCCTCGATGTTGGACAGGTCGGCCACCACTAGGCGCTTGCCTTCAGGCGCCTGAATGCACGCCCGCACGGCGCTGCTGGTCAGCTCCATCACGTTGTCGAACAGGATGTCGGCGCAGTTGGCTTTCAGCGCCTCGATGCCGTCATCGATCACGGCCTGCTTGAGCGTGGGCCGGGGTAAGTTCTGCGGCTGGAAGAGGCGCCCGGCCCAGCGCCCGGTGCGGCTGGCGCCGTCAAACTGCAGGGTACCGCGCAGGCGGCCATCGCTGCTTACGCCGTTGACGAGCTTCTTGTACTTGCTGGTGCTTGTGGTACTGGCCTGCAGGCGGATCGCCAGCAGTTCGCGCAGCTCCACCGGCAGGGCCGGGTCATTGATCCGGCGCTCAAGGGTGGATTGCTGCATGTCGGGCAGATCCAGCCCGCACTCTTCCATCAGGTAGCGCAGCAGCACGTCGCGCTGGGTGGCGGCCTGCACGTTGCCGTCGGTGATTTCCTGGGTGCGGGACGCCAGCACCGCCTTTTCCAACTTGACCGCCCGCATGGCGCCTTCGGCCAGGTCCAGATCCACCTTGAACCCTCGGTCGTTGATTCGCTGGTCCAGGCGCCACAGGTCCAGCTCCTCGCCCCTGTAATTCCACTCGGGCAACTTCTTGTGCACTGCCCGCATGGCCTCGATGTCCAGGCCCGCGTACGACACAAACCGCGCCCACTCCACCGGGTGGGTCTTGCTGGTGGCCCGACGCAGCTTGCTGCTGACGGGGCGCGGCTTGCAGAACAATTGAATCAGGGCCTTGCCCGCTTTGTCCTTGGCTTTGTCCTGATCGACGCCCAGGATGTCGCACAGGGCGCCCAGCGCCCCGGGCAGGCCGTGGGCCAGCGCCTGGACCATCGTGTCGTACCACCGGGCCAGCGCGATTTCCGTGCCGGTGTGGCGCAGCACGGTGCGGTCGAACTGGCTGTTGTGCGCCACCACGGTAACGCCCGGATCGCGGATCGCTTCGACCAGCAGCGCCGGGCGCGGCTCCCCGTTGGCTTCGTCCACGACCTGCACCGGCTCGTCATCCAGCGCCCAGGCAAAGAGCATGACTTCCGCGCCCTCAGCGTAGGCGTGCGTGCCGTGGGTGATCGGCACGGCGCTGAATGTTTCGAGGTCGGCCCAGAGCTTGGTCACGGTAGGACCTCGAAGTCATCGGCTGCATCAACCTCGCACGCATGTTCCTTGAGCCTGTTGTGCTCGATGCGCTCGTTTTCAAAAAGGCGCCACCCCCCGCCATCTACGATTCGCCATTTAAGGCCGTGCATGCCGCAGCGCTTGCAAACTGCAGGCCATGCGTTACGCGGCTTTCGGCGTCCGTAGATGATGCTGTCCTCGTTGTCGTCAAAGTAGCTCATGACGCAGCCCGTTCCCCGCCCAGGGCTTCCGTCAGGTCGGCCAGCAGGCGGGCGACTTCACCCGTCATCAGGGTGAAATCCGCGTCGAACTGTTCAGCCTCGTTCTGCGCGTCGGATTTCTCCCGCAGCACGTCCAGGGGCTTCAGGCGGCGGACATCCAGGCCATCCGTCAAGACGAACGAAACCCGGTCGTTCCAGGTCATCGCCAGCTTGGTGCACTGCTTGCCCTCGTGCACACGCTGCAGGGCTTCCTGCGCGGCCAGGGTCTGGTTGCTGTAGTGCACGGTCGCCCGGGACGCGCCGGGGTTTTGCAGCTCCGCATCCTGATCGATGGTGAACCCGGCGGGCGCCTCGTCGTCCACCAGCCACGAGGTCATGGCCTGGGCGGGCGACGTTGCGACGTGGAAAGGCACCAGCGGGAAAGGGCTGATCGTCTTTGCCAGCAGGCCCAGCAGCGCGTCCGACTTCGCATCCGACGAGGTATCGATTGCAGCCCATCGATTCACGGTGTCGATCCACGCCGGGACGAACTGGTGTACGGTGAAGGCTTTGGGCAGCAGCTCAAGCGTGACCTGCTCCTTGATTTCCTTCATTTGCTTGCGGCCTGGCTTGTAGCCTTGCTGGTCTTCGATCTGTCGCGCCCGGGCGATGGCTGCAGCGTTCACGACGCTGGCCGGAAGCAGCTTCTTCTCGATGCACAGGACCAACAGGTACTGGCCGCCCATCGAGTAAAGGAGGTCGCAGTCTGGGCGCACTGGAATCCAGCCTGCCGATTCGGCTTCCTGGCTTGCGCAGGGATGAAACTGGTAGTTTTCCATCCCCGCCTGCAGGCCTGCCAGATCCGCGTCTGGCGCCAGCTTGTAGATTTTCAGATTCTTGAACCACATGGCCGTCCCCTAGAAAAGTTCCGGCGCCAGCGGATCGTTATGCATGGCGTAGTTCCAGCCCGCAGCCCAATCAGCGGCGCGGGTCGGATCGGTCTTTTTGTAGGGGTTGTCCTCAAGGTGCTTGTCATCGGAGTAGGCCTCGCGGCCCTCTCTGTATTCGGTGCTTTCCATGGTGTTGTTCCTTGAATTGGTAGCCGTCAGGCCCGTTGTCTGGATTGCCGGGGAGATACGTTTCCAAGTCCTGCCCGGTTTGCGCACTGCCCGCCGCTTCCAAAATGGCGTGCGGGGACGGCGGGGGTAGCGATCCAGACCTGGGCGCCGCGTGGGCCAGGCGCGGCTTTCGGTATCAGGACTTCCCGCTCTTGCAGAGCTGGATTACGCGAATTCGCTTTCGGCGTCGGCCCCCTGGCTGAGGTCATCGAATTCGTCTTCGCTGGCCGCGCCGCCACCGGCGAACGCATCCCCGTCCTTGACGAACTGGACGCCGCGCAGGCTGGCGTTCACGCGCTTCCCGTAGTTGTTGTCTTGCGCCCAAATATCCAGGCTGGCGATGACGTAGCACCCGGCATAGGGTTTGCCGTCGGCTTCGACCAGCGGCGACTTGTCACGATTCAGGACGGTCGGGCGGGTGGCCGATCGGGCCGACACATAGAAGTGCCCCGCGAAGCCGTCGTACTGCTCCTTCAGGTCGCCGTCGTGCAGGCACACCTTGTCCTGGGCGCGCATCTGCTTGAGCACGGCTTCAGCCTTGGCGCCCCATTTTTCCTTCGCCACCGCGTCGATGGTGGCATTGATCGCCTTGATCTGAGGATCGTTCGGTTCGATCAAGAGGCTGGCGGAAAAGGCCGGTTTGCCCTCGCCGTTGACGGTTTTGGCCTCGAACAAAGCGGGGAAGGCCAGGCGCACGTTGGTCAGTTTGATTTGCATGGTGTTGCTCCTTAGTTGCAGGGGTAGCTGGGTTCAGCATCCGGGCGGAAAAGATCGGGGTACCGCCGCCGGATGCTCTTAGCGGTATCGTTCAAGGTGATGGACCGCTGCAGGGACTCGCCTGGCGGGGTTGCAGGATCGACAGCCGTGGCCGTCTTGAGCTGGTCCTGGGCGCTGGACGGCAGCAGGTCGTGCTGCCACTCAGGGCCGATCAGCGGGCGCGGCGCAGCTTTGCGGCGGGCGGTCATACGAACTCCCCAGCCGCGCCAGCGGTTTCGGTCAGGTCTTCGAAGTCGGCAGCGCTGTCAACGACAACGGCTTCCCGCTTGTCGGACTCGGGCGCCACGCTGAGCGCCCCGTCAGGCTGCGTGATGATTTCGAGCAGGCGCGGCCACTGGCGCGGGCCGATGCTCCCGGCCTTGTGCAGCTTTTCGGCTGTGGTCGGGGAAATCAGCTTCAGGTCGTAGATCTGTTCGACCTTCAGGCGCATGGTCTTCAGCAGAGTCTCGGCCTCGGTCGCGCTCGTCCACGCCCTTGCGCCCTTGCGCCCTTGCACCAGCTTGAAGCCCGGCACGGCGCCCCCGGCCAGCAGTTCGGATTCGACCCGGGCGCGAATGGCCTTGCACCAGCCTTCAATCAGATCGACGGCGGCCATGCGCTTGCCCAGATCCTCGGGCGCGACGGCCCCCACCAGCTCCTGCACGGTCTGTTTCGCTTGCTCCGGGGACTCGCTGTGTGCGGCCAGGACTTCGAAGTCGGCGCCTACGTCAGCCGCTACCTTCTCGGCCAGCGCCGGGCAGGTAGCTTTCGCCTTGCAGAACCGGCAGGGATCGTCCCCCGGGTGCAGGTCAGACAGCGCCACCTGTTCCGGGGGGACTCCGATGTACTTGAGAGCGTGCCGGGCGAAGACCTGAGCGTTCGACGCCCACGTCTGCATGCTCTTGCCGTCGATGGCGCCGCCAGCGGGTTCCAGCGGCATGACCCATTCATCGATGTGGTGCAGCCTGGGCTGCACGATCACCATGCGCACGCGCTTGAAGTCGTTGGTGAATTCGTGCTCGGCCAGGGCGGCGGCGCCGTAGATGCCTAGCTGCGGGTTCTGGTAAGCACCGACGCGCACGCCGCGACCGTATTTCAGATCCACGACCACCAGCTCGTCACCCGCCAGGACCACAGCGTCGGACGTGCCGAAGGCGTCGGGTTCGCCTGTGACGCAGGTAATCGACAGCCGCTGTTCCACCAGCAGCTCGCCGCCGATGGCCCGCACATAGTCCAGATAGACCTGGACGTACTCGGCCATGTCGCCATCAACCGTAAACGCAGGTGCGGACACGGCTAATTCGGCTTCTTCCTCGGTGGTGAGTGGTCTGGCGTGGGGGTTGATTCCAACCCATTCCGCCTCGCCTTTCCAAATCATGATCTGTCGGCCCAGGTGGGCGTCGGCATCCACCCCTTGCGTCAGGCATTCAGACGCCAGGAAGTGGGCTACGGTACCCTCGTCAGCAAACGCGCTGGACGTGTCCGGGTAAACGGCTTCCAGCGCTACGCTGCCGGGGCAGTGCAGCCAGCGGTGTGCGCTGGACGGGGAAAGTTTCGCGTGGCTCATTTGGACACCTCCACGAGCTTGTGGTTGTCGTCCAGGCGGTACGTCGTATCGGGCTTGATGCCGTCTTCACCCACATAGCCGATGACTGTGCGGTAACGCTCGGCCTTTTCATCCCACCACTGGACACGAATTTCGCCCTTGTTCCCGGCGGTGGCCGTGCCGCGATACCCGGCGGTGGCCGTGCCGTAATTCCCGGCGGTGGCCGTGCCGGATTCCCCGGCGGTGGCCGTGCCGTAATTCCCGGCGGTGGCCGTGCCGGATTCCCCGGCGGTGGCCGTGCCGCGATACCCGGCGGTGGCCGTGCCGGATTCCCCGGCGGTGGCCGTGCCGTAATTCCCGGCGGTGGCCGTGCCGCGATACCCGGCGGTGGCCGTGCCGTAATTCCCGGCGGTGGCCGTGCCGTAATTCCCGGCGGTGGCCGTGCCGCGATACCCGGCGGTGGCCGTGCCGGATTCCCCGGCGGTGGCCGTGCCGTAATTCCCGGCGGTGGCCGTGCCGGATTCCCCGGCGGTGGCCGTGCCGGATTCCCCGGCGGTGGCCGTGCCGCGATACCCGGCGGTGGCCGTGCCGCGATACCCGGCGGTGGCCGTGCCGCGATACCCGGCGGTGGCCGTGCCGAGTCCACCAACCAATACGGTTTCCTTGTCACCCACCTTCAGGCACGCGCCAATGACAGCAACCTCATGGGCCAGCGGCTCATGCTCAAGGATGTAGGCCGCCGCTTCGGACTTGGCGCCGATGAACCGGACGACGGCACGCGGGAATTTGCACTTGCCGCCCAGCATGGTGATGCTGTCGCTGGGCACTTCCAGGACGTACCACTTCGCATCCTGGTCTACCCAGTAATCGACGCAGCTATGGTCCCCCTGACCGTACAACCAGCCATGCAGGCCATTGCCGCATTCCTTGTTGCCCTTCCAATCGGGCGCGGCGATCTCTTCGCCCACGGCCTGAGGCCAGGCGAAGCCGTTGCGGCTGGTGTGGTCGGCGCGGCAGACGCGCAGCACCAGCGAAGTATTGACGGTGGCCTTTTTGCTCATGCCGCCACCTCTTCACCTGCCGTCTGCAGATCCGCCAGGAGCGCCGCGTAGTCGTCGGCGGCCACGTCATTCAGGTGCTTGGCACCGTGCGCGGCCAGGACCTCGATCAGCCGGTCGCGGTTCTGGACGGCCAGGGCCTTGATGGCCCCGGCCACCTGGTCGCGGCTGACATCGCCAGTCGGCGCAGATTGAGCAGTGGTATCGGTGGCAGCGGATGCATCGGTCTGCGCAGCCGCATCCGGCTGGGCGTTTCCCTTTTCAGCGGCCTGCGAGTCTTTGGGCGATCGCTTCGTATTGGCGGGCTTGGACGCGGACGCATCGGCCCCCGCCGCCTGCGCAGTAGGCTCGGTATTCGCAGGCTGCGCCGGTTTCGTGGCAGCAGTATTCTGAGGCTTTTTTTCGGTCGTGCCTTGTGTGGTCAGGGCGCCAGATTGCAGGGCCGCCAGCAGTTCGCGCAGAGCGGTTGTGTTTTCAGTGATGGCTTGTTCAAGCGACATGGCTATTCTCCTTGGGTTTCTTCAGTGAGGGTGTGAAGCCGGGTGAAAATGTCCCCGGCGTCGTTGGCAATCTTTCGGAATTTGTCAGCCAGCTCGAGCATGGTTTTGCACTCGTCAGGCTCGGTGATTCCTGCGTGCTCGAGCAGGCGCACGATGCTGGTGAGGTGTTTCACGCCGATGCTGGCCTCGAGCAGGACGCCCAGCATTTCGGTGACTTCGCTGACGGTGAAGCCTTCCAGCGCTTCGACCAGGCGGGACAGATCGCTTGCGGTAAGCTCGGACTCGTTGGCAACCTCGAACAGCTCGGTGTCGGTGTCTTCCAAGCGGCGCAGCAGTTCACGCTCGATTTCGCTGGTGGTGAATTCGTCCAGCTGATTGTTGGCATAGCGCAGGAACTCGCTATCGGATAAGGTGCGCAGGTTCATGCTGATCCCCTTAACGAATCGGCCGGATGACGATGGAGCACGGGGCGGCGCAGTCGCTGAGCTGCAGGCAGGCCACAGCCTGGGCATGCGCCTGGTCGCGGGTGGTGTTGGGCACGACGAACTGGTGAAAGGCCTGGGGCGTGCGCACTTTGACGAGGTAGGTGGTCATGTCGTCGCTCCCTACGCTGCCCAGCCGGGGACGGCGAAGCCGTCATCCAACCTGACACGGCGGGCCATGATGTAGGCCATGAAATCCAGATTCACCGGCTTGGTCTTGCTTTTGTCCTTGGTGGTTTCCGTGGCGTAGGTGACACCCACCACAGCTGCGCCGCAGCTTGGACTTGTTGGACTTGCGCTTTTCTCGTCGCTGTACATCACGGCGAAACTCGGGTCGCGGTCGCCCGTGATGAGTTTCAACGCTTCTACGGCGTCCTTCATCTGGTCAGCGGGCAACGTGCAGCCCGGATTGCCGATGGCCAGTGTGTTGCTGGCGGGGATGACACGGCGCCAGGGCAACTCACGGCTTTCGCCACTGGTGACGCCTTGCACCGTGACGCCCGCGTGCTGGATCGACACTTGGTAGGTCGGAATCGCAGATTTGGATTCCAGTTCAACGATCTGCCAGGTGCAAAGGTCTGCCGTCTTCGAATACTTGAGCCGGTCGATCAGATCAATGGACACCATCACAACGCGGTCGGTCAGCGGGTCCGTTATCGGATCAGCCCACACCGGCTGCACACGATTGACGTGAATGCGGTGTCCATCGGTGCCGACCAGGTACAAGCCATCCTTTTGAAAATCAAGGGTCAGCGTGTTGATGTAGTGCCGGATGTCCTTGCGCCCTGCTGCGAGCGCAGCAGCTTTGACATCGGCCATGTGCAATGAGAACGACGTTTGTACGCCTGCCATGGTTCGCTCCGAAAGTATGGTTGGTATTGATTACTACGGAGCAAATGGTAGCTACTAGCTACCTACAAGGCAAGTAGCTAGTAGCTTTTTTACAATGTTTTACACGTTTGGAGTGGGCAAAAGAAAGCCCGCCAAGTGGCGGGCAGGGTGCTGTAGACAGGTGTCGCTAGTACTGGGTGCAGGTGGTTGAGCTGCCGTTCTGGTCACACCTGGTAGTGGCGCGGTGCACGTCGGTACCAAAGCTGAAGCGCACCTTCGTGCCATCAGACAGCTTGCCGAAGCCGGTGCCCCCGTTGTAATTGCTCTTGGTGAATACAAAGGTGCCGGTGCGGCCGTCGTCGCATTTCAGAGTGCCGGTACCGGATACCGTGGACGGCCGGTGCAGAGTGCCCGTACACGAGACGCCTTGTTGGCTCATTATCTGCATCGTGCCATCACCGACGCCTGCAGTGGCCGACCCCATAAAGTCATCGGTGCTTTGTCCTGCAAAGTTTCCGACAACTGGAACGGTCACTGCGCATCCGGATAACGCAGCACTGAGAATAAGGGCTGTAATTTTGGATCGCATATCAGCTCCGGCTGAGTGCGTCGATTTTCTGTTGTTCTTCGAGCGCCTTGCGTTTGAGAAACAGCCGGATTATCTCCGGTGCGGGCACCACACGCCACAAGGCAAGCAGGTTCAGCAGGGGTACCACCAGCAATAGCGTCACCAGCACCTGATCCTCGGTACTGTTCGGTGCGCCGTGCTGGGCCGTGCCGTAGGCCACAAAAACGAGAAGCGCGATATTCGCAATAACGGCAATGTATTTCATGCTCCCTCTCCTAAGATCACAGTACTGTCTTTTTATTATTAACCCAAACGAGTTTTAAGTGTCGTTCTCTAGGCAACCTTTCCGCTTTTAACCGGTAGCGCACCTCTGATAAAAAAGGTAACCGCTCGGTTTAATTCTGCCTTGCTCTCTTCGGACAGGGCCTCATAGTCAGCGTAGGGCACAGTGAACGGCCACGCCGGACTTGCCGTTTCAACTGCTTGTAGCTCGCCGCTTTCGTCCCACAATTCTGGGTGTTCCTGGTACATCCATGCGGCGGGCCTGTCAAGGATAACCCTTGCTATCCGCTCAGCCAGGTCGTCGCCTAGGCTTCTAGGTTGCTTGTCCTTCGGGCCTTGAAAGCCCCGCATGACCTGTTCGACATACTTGGCATTGCACCCTACGCGGGCCGCAAGTTCTTTGTGCCCGCCTGCTATTTTCACGGCGTAGATGAGGTTCTGTCGGCGCACTTCTCTGGGGTTCATTTTTGTATCTCCAAATGTTAGCTATCGGCTACCAATTGAAGAGTAATACACCTCCTTGACTTTTAAGGTAGCTAATAGCTACTATTGCGGCTATGAAACTACACACTTACTTAAGTCAGGAACGGGGGCGGGCCGCCTTGCTCGCTAAAGCGCTATCTGTCAAACCGCCGACCATTTCAGAGTGGCAGCGCGGGGTAAAACGGGTGCCCATAGCCCGATGCCTTCCCATCGAACAGGCCACTCAAGGGCTTGTCACCCGGGCCGATCTGCGCCCGGATGACTGGCATCTGATTTGGCCGGAATACAAGCACGAGACAGGTGACGCATGAGTTACGGCGCAGCCCACGATGACTGGGTGCACCTCGATTGCGTGCTGGGGCTCGCCTCCGACTTGCTGCCTGTGGTGTCAAACCCCGACGCGGTGGTATCCCCGCAGTCGAAAATGAAGGCTCTGGGCAAGACGCCCAGCCGCTACAACGGATCGCGCCAGGTGGCGGGCATCCCCGCCTGGTCAGAACATCAAGCTACCCCCCGGGAGCTCGAGCGCTGGGCCAAGGAACCGGACTACGGCATTTGTGTGCAGACGCGCCTGGTGCGGGCCTTGGATATCGACGTGCCCGATCCTGCGCAGGCGCAGGCCATCGTCGCCTTCGTGCACGACTGGCTGGCGGCGCAGGCCCTGGTGAGCGATGACGGCCTGGACGCGCCGCTGCCTTGCCGGTACCGGGAAAACTCAGGCAAGTGCCTGCTGGCCCTGCAGGTGGCAGGCACCATGGCCAAGGGCAAGATCATCGTGGCCGGTGGTATGGTGGAATTCCTGGCCAACGGCCAGCAGTTCATTGCCTGCGGTACCCACCCTTCGGGCGCCCGCTACCAGTGGCGCACGGGCGACGTGGCGGGCCTGCCCGGTCAGATACCGGAAATCTCAGAAGCCACGTTCACGGCGCTGTGGGCGGCGCTGGCTGCACGCTTTGCCATTGAACCGACTGATGGCGTGCCAGGCACCATCAACCCGCGCAAGCGCGGGGATAACGTCGCCTTGCCCGATCCCGTAGCTGACTTCCTGCTCGAGCAGGGCCAGGTACTCGGTGAGGATCGAGACGGCGCTCTGCTCATTACATGCCCATGGGAAGCGGATCACACCCAGGGCGAAGTCGGGGATGGGTCTACCGTCTGGTTTCAGGCAGGGACAAACGGGTACGATCGGGGCCATTTTCGCTGCCTGCATGGGCACTGCGAGAACCGCAACGACGGCGAGTTCTTCGAAGCCGTGGGGTACACGCCGGATGCAACGGGGGATTTCGCTGTCGTGGAGTCAGGCGGTGACGGCCACCCTGAGCGCCCAGTCGATTCCCTGGCCGACCTAGGCCTGCGGCGCAAGATTGGCAAAGGGCAATGGGCGGGCTGGTTTCTCGCCACGGCTGAGAACGTCGTCGCGGCCCTGCGCCTGGCGCATGTCTCGGGTTTCGAGGTGCGCTTCGACGTGTTCCGCGACGAAATCCTGCGGCGCACGCCTGAAGGCGAGTGGCAACCGTTCAAGGATGCCGACTATACCCGGCTGAAGCTGGCCCTCGAGAGCGCCCACATTGAACCCATCCCGTTCGAGCTGCTGCGGGCGTGCGTGCGTCTGGTGGCCGACGAGCAGACCTTCGACAGCGCTCTGGAAGTGCTGGCAGGCCTGCAGTGGGACGGAGTGCCGCGCATCGAGGCCTTCTACTCCCACTATCTCAAGGCTGATGACACACCCTACACACGAGCTTGCGGCCTGTACACATGGACGGCGATGGCGGGCCGTGTGCTCAACCCCGGGTGCAAGGCCGACATGGTGCCGATCCTGGTGGGCCTGCAGGGCCTGCGCAAGAGTAGCGCGGTCGAGGCCATGGCCCTGAGTCCTGAGTGGCATGGCGCCCTGTCGCTCTCGGGCAAGGATGCAGACCTGTCGCGGCAGATGCGCGGCAAGACGGTCATCGAACTGCCTGAGCTGCGCGGCCTGCGCACCAGGGAGCTTGAGAGCATCAAGGCGTTCATCACCGAGGGCAGCAATGCCTGGGTGGCGAAATATCAGGAGTTCGAAACCAAGTACCCACGTCGGTGTCTGTTTGTGGGCACCACTAATGAAGAAGAGTTTTTGGACGACGACACAGGCAATCGACGGTGGTTGCCGCTGACGGTCGGGCTGGCCGACACCGATGCGATCCGGGCCGACTGCGCCCAGTTGTGGGCTGAGGGTGCTGTCCTATTCAAATCGGGCGGTGTGCAGTACGAGCAGGCCGAAGCGCTGGCTGATGAGGCGCACGCGGCGCACATGGTTTCCGACGAGTGGGAAGACCCAATACGCAAATTTTTGCAGACTCCTGACGCGCTGACAGATGAAAGGCCCCTTGATCGTGGTTTCGTCACGACCATGCAAATTTTTGCGAATGCGCTTTTTATTGCGCACGACCGCACGGATACGCGCACGTCGAAACGGCTGGCGCGGGCGATGCGGGCGCTTGGATGGCGAAAAGATGATCGCAGAAAGAACATCGAGGGTCGCGGGTGGTGCCTTGAGACACATGAAGGACACAAATGAAAACTAAGTGTCCTTTCAAAACGCGCATGAATAAAGGCTTTGGACACATGGGACACATGGGACACATAAAAAAGTGACTATTACGCACATCCGTTAGTGTGTGGCTGGCTGGGTATATATAAGAGTTTTTGCTGTCCTAGGTGTCCATGCGTCCCAAACACCGGAACATGCAAAAAATTGCAGATAGGAAATGATGGGATGAACACGCAAAAAATTGCAGATTGGAGAGGGGAAAGCCATGGTCGGGTTGGATTTAAGCGAACGTGCAACAAATTACATCCTTCCTATGCACGAGGAGCTAAGCGGATGAAAACCAACAGTTCGGGGCGCCGCATCGGGGAAGACCACCCCAGGGCGGTGATGGCCGACCGGGACGTGGCTTTGCTCATGTCGCTACTGGATGAGCGCGAGTCGCTGCTGGGCCGCCTGCAAGCACGGGGCAGGCCCCAGGCCGAGACGGATGCAGCGCTCACGGCGGCTGGCCTGTCCTATCGCTGCCTGGCTGAGCGGTTCGAGATCAGCAAGTCGCACGTCTACAAGATCGCCAGCGGCAAACGCCGGTGCCAGACCCCGTGGCCTTGATCGTGTGCAGCGGGCCGACAATCCAGGCATGTCAGACCCAGATACCCACCGCAAGCCTGTACGCCAAAAGGCCTTCCTTGCTGCACTCGCCTCCTGCGGTGTAGTCGGCCAGGCGCTGGCTATCGTTGACCTGCACCGCTCAACCGTGTTGCGCTGGCGCAAGGATGATCCCGAATTCGCAGCGGCCTACGACCAGGCGCTGGAAGACGCCACCGACACGCTGGAATCTGAGGCACGGCGCCGTGCTGTCGAAGGCGTGGACGAACCGGTGTACTACAAGGGTGAACGCGTCGGCGCTGTACGCCGGTACAGCGACAAGCTCATGGAAGTGCTGCTCAAGGGCAACCGGCCCGACAAGTTCAAAGATCGGGTGGAGCACTCCGGCACGGTTGAAGTCACGATTGCCGAACGCCTGGCGCGTGCTCGTGGGCGCGTCGGCGCTGACCCTTCCGATGGCAACCAGTGAACAGGACATCACGCTGGCCGACGAGGTAGCGCGGTTCTACGCGGACCCGCTGGGGTTCGTGCTCTTTGCCTACGAGTGGGACACGGACCCGGCCCTGCAGGTCTGCAAGCTGCCTGAACCCTGGTCGTTCATCTACAACTGCGAATACGGCCCCGACAAGTGGGCCTGCGAGCTGCTAGACCGCGTGGGCGAACAGGTGCGGGCCAATGGCTTCAACGGTGTGCAGGCCGTCCAGCCCATCCGCGAAGCGGTGGCCAGTGGTCACGGTATCGGCAAGTCGGCCATCACGGCCTGGCTGGTGGACTGGATCATGAGCACCAGGCCCTACGCCAAAGGCACCGTCACCGCCACCACCGCTCCGCAGCTCGAAGCCAAGACCTGGGCGGAAATCGCCAAGTGGACGAAGAAGTGCATCACCGGCCACTGGTTCGATGTCAGCACCGGTCGCGGGTCCATGCGCATGTCGCACAAGGAAAGCCCCGAAGCCTGGTTCTGCACAGCCCAGACCTGCCGCGAAGAGAACTCCGAGGCCTTCGCCGGACAGCACGCAGCGAACTCCACGTCGTTCTACATTTTCGATGAAGCGTCCGGTGTGCCGGACACGATCTGGGAGGTGGCCGAGGGCGGCCTGACGGACGGCGAACCCATGTTCTTCGCCTTCGGCAACCCGACCCAGAACAGCGGCAAGTTCTACGACTGCTTCCACGCCCAGCGCCACCGCTGGGGGCGGCGTCAGATCGACAGCCGCGAAGTGCAGATCAGCAACAAGGCCACGATTGCCGAATGGGTGCAGGACTACGGCGAAACGTCCGACTTCGTGAAGGTCCGCGTGCGGGGCATGTTCCCGTCGATGTCGGCCAAGCAGTTCATCAGCGTGGCGGACGTGGACGCCGCCTTCGGGCGCCACCTGCGCAAGGACCAGTACTGGTTCGCGCCGAAGATCCTGACCTGTGATCCGGCCTGGGAAGGCGACGACGAGCTGGTCATCGGGCTGCGCCAGGGGCTGCGCTTCGATGTGCTGCGCGTCATCCCGAAGAACGACAACGATGTGCAGATTGCGAACCTGCTGGCGGTCCTCGAAGACGAGCACGGCGCCGATGCGGTCATCATCGACTTCGGCTATGGCACCGGGATCTACAGCGCCGGGCAGACCATGGGCCGCGACTGGCTGCTGGCCGACTTCGGCAGCGCCAGCCCGGACCCTGGGTGCCTGAACTTGCGGGCGTACATGTGGCGTGAAATGCGCGACTGGCTCAAGGCTGGGGGTGCGATCCCCGGCGACAAGGTGCTGTACGCGGACCTGATCGCCCCGAACACCGTGCCGCGTGCGGACGGCGCCATCCAGCTCGAAGCGAAGAAGGACATGAAGCGGCGCAACCTGCCGTCACCCAACCGGGCCGATGCGCTGGCGCTGTCTTTCGCGTTCCCCGTGACACGCAAGCAGCGCCTGGCAACGCCCAGCCCAGCCGCCATTCGCGGACACGATCCGTATGCGGCAGTATCTGCCCGTGGCCTTGAGGGCGCACCGGTTGAGCACAATCCCTACGAAAACCTGTAGGAGCATTGCCCGTGACCGAAGTGCGTCTCGTCACCCCTGACGAGTTTCTTGCCTGCGCGAACTACCAGGCGCTGTTTGCCGAGTACGCGGCTGAGTCCAGCACGGAAGGGCTACCCGCCCCCCAGCCGGACATGGCGCTGTACCGTGCGCTGCATGCAAGCGGCTGCATGCACACGCTGGCCGCCTTCCAGGGCGACACGCTGATCGGCTTCCTCGTGATGTTGGCGCACCGGAATCCGCACTACGGGATCACGCTGGCCGTGGCCGAAAGCCTATTCGTGGCCGCCGCCCACCGTGCAGGTGGTGCGGGGCTGCGTCTCATGCGCGAAGCGGAAGACCTGGGCGCCCGGCTGGGCGCCGCTGGCATTTTCCTGAGCGCTCCCGCTGGGGGCAAGCTCGAACGGATGATGCAGGCCTCGTCCGCGTATCGGCACAGCAACACCGTCTTCTTCCGCTCCTTGCAGGGAGTGGGCCATGGCTGAGCTTGCCACCCTGGGCCAGACCCTGCCAGCGTCGTCGCCTCGTGCGAAGGCGCTGGTGGATGCGCTTGAAGCGCGGTGCCTTGAGCAGCCGCAGCCGCGCATTCTCACCCACCACGTTCTGCACGGCGGCATCTACACCCGAACGATGTGCCTGCCTGCCGGGCATGTGCTCACGTCCACGCTGGTGAAGATCCCCACCACGCTCACGGTCTGCGGCGATGCCGCCGTGGTGGTGGGTGACGGCGAAGTGTTCCGCGTGCAGGGCTACCAGGTGCTGGCCGCGTGCCGTGGCCGTCAGGTGGCATACCGCGCTTACGCCGACACCTGGATGTCCATGGCTTTCGTCACGAAGGCCCACACGGTCGAGGAAGCCGAAGCCGAATTCACCGATGAACCTGAGCGCTTGATGTCGCGCTTCGGGGAAAACATCGTCGTCAACACAGGAGAATAATCATGTCTGGTGCCGTATCGATTGGGACCGCCGTGGCTGTGGGCGCTGCCGCTGCTGGCGCCGTGGCCGTCGGCTCGGGGATGCTCAGTAGCAAGCCCGAAGCCCCGAAAATGCCCGCAATGCCCGCCGCTCCGACGCCGCCCCCCGTCGTTCAGCAGACGCAAACCCCTGACGAACAGGCAAGGCGCAATCAGCAAGGCGCGGCCAGCGCTGGCGGGCCGATGGGCGCGGGCAACTCGTCCACGCTGCTGACCGGCGCCGGGGGCGTCCAGCAAGGCGATTCCACGCTGGGCAAAAACACGCTGCTGGGTGGCTAAATGGCCTTCCCCGACATCCCTCTGAAGCAGCGCCTCATTGCGCGAAAAAGCGTGATGTGGCAGGAACGGTCCACCTGGATCAAGCGGTACCGCGACATCACGGACGTGCTGCTGCCCTACGCTGGCCGGTACTTCAACAGCGACCACAACAAGGGGGATCGGTCCTTCAACTCTATCTTCGATTCCACGGCCACCTGGGCCTTGGACATCATGAGTGCGGGCCTCATGTCGGGCATGACCAGTCCGGCCCGTCCCTGGTTCCAGCTTGCCACGCCCGACCGGGAGCTGATGGACTATCAGCCGGTGCGCCTGTGGCTGGACCAGACGGCGAAGCTCATGCGCGATATATACGCCAAGAGCAACACCTACAACGCGCTGCACACGATGTACGAGGAGCTGGGCGCCTTCGCCACGTCGGCCACCATCATCGAACCGGACTTCGAGGACGTCATCCGCCACCAGGTCCTGACGGCGGGCGAATACGCGCTGGCGACCGACGACAAGGGCCGGGTGAATACGCTCGTGCGCGAGTTTCAAATGACTCTGCTGCAGGTGGTGGAAAAATTCGTCCTGCAGCCGGATGGTCGCTTCGACTGGTCGAAGGTATCGCCCACCATCAAAAACGCCTGGGACACGCACAAGAACCTGGACCAGTGGATCAGCGTGGTGCACTTCATCGGACCGCGCACCGACCGGGACATGACCAAGCAGGACGCCAAAAACATGCGTTTCGGGTCCTGGTACATGGAGCCGGGCCGGGCCAACGGGGACGAGGCCTTCCTGCGGGAGTCGGGCTATTCGCGCTTTCCGGCGCTGGCCCCTCGCTGGAACATCCGAGGCGGTGACATTTACGGCAACGGGCCATCGTTCCGGGCGCTGGGCGACATCCAGCAATTGCAGCAGGAACAACTGCGCAAGGGCCAGGCCATCGACTTCAAGACCAAGCCGCCGATGCAGATCCCGGCGGATCGCAAGAATTCGCAGATCTCCATCCTGCCGGGCGGCCTGAGCTACATCCCCATGGGCCAGAATGCCCAGCCCGCTACGCCGTTGTTTGAATCGAACCTGGATATTTCCAGCCTGCTCGAAGACATCCAGGACGTGCGCGGGCGCATCAACCGCAATTTCTACGTCGATCTGTTCCTCATGATCTCGCAGGACAACCGGCGCACCCCGGCCACGGCCACGGAAATCGCTGAGCGGCACGAGGAAAAGCTGCTCATGCTGGGGCCGGTGCTCGAACGCATGCACAACGAGCTGCTGGCTCCGCAGATCGATCTGACCTTCGCCCGCATGGTCGCCACTGGCATCCTGCCACCGCCCCCGCGTGAACTGCAGGACGTGGAGCTGAAGGTGGAATTCATTTCGATCCTGGCCCAGGCCCAGAAGATGATCGGCCTGGGAAGTCTGGACCGTCTGCTGGGGACTGTGGCGCAGCTCGCCGGGGCCGATCCGTCTGTGCTGGACAAGATCGATTCCGACAAGGTGGTGGACCACTACGCAGAAATGCTGGGCGTGGACCCGACTGTCATGCGCTCCGACGAAGCCGTGGCGCAGATCCGCGATCAGCGTGCCCAGGCCGCCCAGGCCCAGGCCCAGGCCGCCGCCATCCCACCCATGGCTACGGCTGCGAAGGATCTGTCCCAGGCGGATATGGGCGGGAATAACGCACTGACCTCGATCATGGAAAAGCTGCAGGGCTACAACGCCCCGATGCCGCAATAGGAGAACGAAATGCCGCTGGTTTCGATGAAGCTGAGCAACCAGGCCGCCTCGGCCTACAACTCACCCGTCGCCGCTGGCGATGCGCCGATGTACCCGTACGGTCTGACGGTGAATCTGAACGACGATTCCATGAAGAAGCTGGGCCTGGACAAGGCACCACCGGCCATCGGCACGCGCATGGTGCTTATGGCAACCGTGGAAGTCACCAGCGTGCGCAGCGAGAAAGAACACGACGGCGATGCACGCACGAGCGCCGACCTGCAGATCACCGAAATGGAGCTGCTGCCGGAACGCTCCCAGGCGGACCCGCGCAGCATGTACCCCAATTCGGACATGACGTGATACCCCGTGGCCTTGAGCTGCAGAAACCCGCTTACCTTATCGACCAATGACTACCGAGTACGACCCTCTTGATCTCGTCGGGCAGGCACGCGCTGAGGCTGATAAGGCCGAAGAGGAGCGACTTCTGAAGGGGATGGAGCGCAGCGATCTCTGTGTGGTTATGGGAAGCAAGGAGGGCCGCAGGTTCATGTGGCGACTTCTTGGACTGACAGGTGTTTACCGATCCAGTTTCAACGAGAACGCAGCCATCACGGCCTTCAACGAGGGGGCCAGAAACATCGGGCTGATTCTCACGGACCAGATCATGGACGCATGCCAGAACCGTTACACCGACATGCTTCGAGAGCACAAGGAAGCGCGAGAACGACATGAGCAACGAAACGCCGACCGACGCAACACCGACCGATAGCCAGGCGCCCGCCACCACTACGCCAGCGGCGCCCGCCGACGGCGCAGCGGCACAGGGAACTGGCGTCACGCCTGCAGCAGCGCCCGCCGACGGTGGCACTCTGCTGGGTGGTCAGCCCCCTGCGGACGGTAAACCGGCAACCCCCGCCGTGCCTGCAGACCAGGCACCCGAGGATGGGAAACCAGCGGACGGAAAACCGACCGAACCCGTTTCGTACGACGACCTGCAAGCCCCTGAAGGCACCACGTTCAACGCTCAGGCGCTGGGCGACTTCAAGGCCCTGGCGAAGGACATGGGCTTGTCCAAGGACAACGCGCAAAAGCTGGCGAACCTGGGCGTGCAGGCAGTGCAAGCGCACCAGGCTGAAATGGCTGAGGCTATTCAGCAAGAGCAGGCGAAGTGGGAAGCCACGTCGCGTGCTGACAAGGAATTCGGCGGCGACAAGCTGGACGAAAGCCTGAGCCTTGCGAATCACGCCCTGGCGACCTTCGCCACGCCGGAAATGCTCACCCTGCTCAAAGAAAGCAAGCTCGGAAACCACCCTGAATTCATCCGCACCTTCGTCCGCGTCGGGCGGGCCATCAGCGAGGACAGCCTCGTGAAAGGCACGACCAAACCGGCGGTGAAGGACGCTCGCAACTTCTACCCGAATTCTCACCATTCTGCCTAAGGAGCACCCATCATGGGCGTACTTGCTACCACTCACCCCACTCTGCTCGACATCAAGAACCGCCTGGACCCGAACGGCCAGGTGGCGCAGGTGATCGAAATGCTGAACCAGACCAATGAAATCCTGGATGATGCGGTCTGGATCGAGGCCAACGAACTGACCGGGCACACCACCAGCGTGCGTACCGGTATCCCTGAGCCGACCTGGCGCAAGCTGTACGGCGGCGTGCAGCCGACCAAGACCACCAGCGTCAAGGTGCGCGAAGGTCTGGGCATGCTGGAAAACTACGCCGAAGTGGACAAGGCCCTGGCCGACCTGAACGGCAACTCTGCCGCCTGGCGTCTGTCGGAAGAGTCCGGGATCATCGAAGGCTTCGGGCAAAAGCTGGCCCGGTACATGATCTACGGCAACGAGGCCACGGAACCGGAAGGCTTCACCGGCCTGGCGCCGCGCTTCAACCTGAAGAGCGCCGTGAACGGGGCCAACATCCTCACGTCTGCGGCCACGCCTGACAACAACGACAACACGTCCATTTGGGTCGTGGGCTGGGGTCCGAACACCGTGCACATGATCTACCCGAAGGGTTCGCAGGCAGGCCTGCAGATCGCCGACAAGGGCCAGGTCACGATTGAAGACGTGACGGGCAACAACGGCGGGCGCATGGAAGCCTACCGCACCCACTACAAGTGGGACGCGGGCATGGCGGTGCGCGATTGGCGCTATGTCGTGCGCCTGAACTTCGACCTGGAAGACATCACTTCCGATGGCAAAACCGGGCCGATCCTGCGCGACATGCTGGCGAAGGCCATGCGCCGCATTCCGAACTTGAACAACTGCCGCCCGGCCATCTACATGAACCGGGACGCGCTGGATGCGTTCGACCTGCAAATGAACCGCGATCCGCTGCTGTCGTTCAAGACCCAGGAAGACGCTCAGGGCAAGTTCGTCACGACGTTCCGCCAGGTGCCGATTCGCCGCGTGGATCAGATTCTGTCCACCGAGGCGGGCGTCAACTAAGCGGGCGCGGACCAAGAACTCAAGGAGAATCGAATCATGATTATCGACAAGCGCAATGAATTCGCCGACGCCCTGGCCCTGAACACCGGGGGCGCCGGTACCTACCTGCTGGGGGACGTGATCGACACGGACCCGGCGGCCATCGCCCCGAACGATACGGTGGACCTGCAGGGGTCTGAACTGTTCCTGGTGGTGCAGGTGGACACCACGGCGACCTCCGGCGGGGCGGCCACGCTGCAGATCAAGCTGGTGTCCGACGCCCAGGCCGCCATTGCCACGGACGGCTCCGCGACCGAACACATCGGGCTGCAAGCTGTGGCTGTCGCCAATCTGACGGCGGGCAAGGTGATCGGTTGCGTCAAACTGCCTTCGGGCAGCTACGAACGCTACCTGGGCATCCTGCAGATCACTGGCACGGCGGCTTTCACGGCGGGCAAGATCAACGCCTTCCTGACCTCCGATCCTGCGATCTGGCGGCCCTACGCGGATAACGTGGACTGAGGGGGCACGCGATGACTGACAAAGAGCAAACCGTCACCCTGGTGGCCGTCGAACGGGGCTTTCGCAACGGGCAACTGGTCGAGCCGGGGGCGACTTTTCCGTACCCTGCCGACGCGAAGCCCCCGAAGTGGGCGGCCAAGCAAGGCGACCCGCGCCTCGCCCAGGCGGCCAAGCCCGTCACGGCGGCTGACCTGAAACCGCAAGCAGCCCAGAAGGCTGTGAAGACCAAGGCGGCGGCGCTGACCGGGGACGGTTCCGATCTGGTTTAAGCCTGATCTGGCGATCCAGTAGGGGCGGGGTGAGCAATCGTCCCGCCCCATTTTCGTAGGGGCCTGCAGTGGCGTCAAAAATCGACATTTGGAATCTCGCGCTGTCCCATGTGGGGGCGTCCGCCACCATTGCGGACCCCAACGAGCAGGGGGTGGCGGCCAATCACTGCCGCCGGTTCTATCCGGTGGCCCTGGGCTGCACGCTGGAACGGCATTCGTGGAGCTTCGCCACCCGCCGGGTGCACCTGGCCCCTACCACCAACCAGGTCGGGCACTGGATGTTCGCCTATGTCCTGCCTATCCGGTGCGTTCGGGCGCGGGCAGTGCTGCCCCCTGGCGCCGCCGACGATACGCAGGAGCAGCCCTACAGCATCGAAAGTCTGGATTCAGGCGTCGGGGTCATCTACAGCAACACCGAACAGGCCGTGCTGAAGTACACCGCCCTGGTTGAGGATGTCAGCAAGTTCACGCCGTTCTTCACGCTGGCGCTGTCCTACGACCTGGCGGCCATGCTGGTCGGGCCGATGTCCAAAGACGAGCGCATGAAGGCGCGGCTGCTGCAAAGCGTCCAGTATTACATCGCTCAGGCCCAGGCCCAGGATGCCAATTCATCCATGAGCACGGCCTACCGGGATTTCATGCCCTCCCACCTGGCGGCACGCAATGGCTAGTATCAAGACTCTACAGCGCTCGTTCGCCGGGGGTGAAGTCGCCCCCGAACTGCATGGCCGCATCGACCTGGTGAAGTATCAGACGGGACTGGCGCGGTGCGAAAACTTCCAGGTGCTGCCGCACGGCCCGGTGCGCAACCGCCCCGGGTTCGAGTTCGTGAACTTCGCACAGGCGCAGGCCAACGACGGCGACAGTGAAGCGCCCCGCGTGCGCGTCATCCCCTTCGCCTTCAACACGGAACAAACCTATGTGCTCGAACTCGGCGCCGGGTACATCCGCATCTACACCCAGGGTTCGGCCCTGCTGGATGATGCGGCGCTGACGATTGAGGGCATCACCCAGGCTGACCCGGCGGTGCTCACCTATAGCGGCGACACAGACCCAGCCGAAGGCGCTCACCTGTACCTGACCGGCATCGGCGGCATGACGTGGCTGAGCAATCGCTTTGTGCGGGCCGTGAACGTGGACACCGTGGGCAAAACGTTCGATGTCTGGGATGACGACACTCCACTGGACACGACGGCCTACCCCGCCTATACCGCTGGCGGCGCGATCCGTCCGCCGGTCACAGTCGTCACGAGCTACACCGAGGCTGACCTTTTCGACATCCACTTCGTCCAGTCGGCTGACGTGCTCACGCTGGTGCACCCGGGGTATCCCCCCGCTGAGCTGCGCCGCACGGGCGCCACGACGTGGGAGCTGGTGGACATCACTTTCGTGCCCGCCATCGCCACGCCGGGTGCGCCCACGGTGACGGCTACGGTTGCCCCGCTGCCCAGCGGCGCCCCGGCTGACAATCCGATCACCCACCACTACAAGGTCACGGCCATTGCTGACGACACGCTTGAAGAGTCGCTGGCATCGGTCGAGGCCACAGTGTCGAACGATCTGAACCGCCAGGGTAATTACAACTCGATCACACCCCCCACGGTGGCGGGCGCCGTGCGGTACAACATCTACAAGCTGGACGGGGTGTACGGCTACGTCGGGCAGTCCGATGGCAGCGCCTTCAAGGACGTGAACATCACGGCGGACGTCAGTCAGACCCCGCCGGAACTGAAAAACCCATTCGATGCCACCGACACTTACCCGGGGGCGGTGGGGTACTACGAGCAGCGCCGGTGCTTCGCAGGATCGAACGAGCGCCCTCAGAATTTCTGGGCCACCCGGTCGGCCACCGAGAACAATCTGTCCTACTCCATCCCCATGCGGGACGACGACTCGATCCAGTTTCGCATCGCCGCCCGGGAAGTGAACCGCATCCGGCACATCCTATCCCTGGATCAGCTCTTCCTGCTCACGTCGGGCGGTGAGTGGAAGGTGGCCCCGCAAAACTCCGATGTGCTCACCCCGACCACGGCGTCCCCAAAGCAGGTGTCGTCCGAGGGGGCCAGCAACGTCACCCCGGTCGTGACGGCCAGCAGCGTGCTGTTCGTCCAGGACACGGGCAGTCGCATGCGTGAACTGAAATACCAGTGGGAAGCGAACGGGTACAGCGTCAGCGACATTTCACTCATGGCGCCCCACCTGTTTGACGAATACAAGATCGTGGACATGGCCTACGCGAAGTCCCCTTATCGCTTCATTTGGTGCGTGCGATCGGACGGCGTGCTGCTGTGCTTGACCTATCTGCCCGAACAGCAGGTGGTGGCGTGGAGCCAGCACCGGACGGCGGGCCGTTTCAAGTCTGTCGCCTGCATTCAGGAAGCCGGGGAATATGTGCTTTACGCTGTGATCGAGCGCTTCCTGCAAGGCCGCTGGAAAAACTGCATCGAGCGCATGCGCCCCCGGTTCTTCTCTACGCACGAGGATGCTTTCTTCGTGGACAGCGGCATGACCTACAAGGGGCCGGCCACCAAGACGGTGCGGGGCATGTGGCATCTGGAAGGGCAGGAAGTGTCTATCCTGGCCGACGGCGCCGTGCCACGCAAGCAGGCCATCAAGGACGGCGCGATCACCCTGGATCAGCCCGCCAGCACCATCCACATCGGCCTGCCGATGACGGCCTACCTGCAGACCCTGCCCCTATCGTTCGAGGCCCAGGCCGCCGGGCAGGGCTACACGAAAAACATCAACGAGGTCATTTTCCGCGTCAAGGAAACATCCGGCCTCGAAATCGGCCCGGACTTCGATCAGCTCGTGGACTGGACGCTGCGGCGCCAGGAAGCTGTAGGACTGCCTCCGGCCCTGTTCTCGGGCCTGAGCGAATTCCAGATCATGCCTGAATGGGGGCCGGACGCCCAAGTGTGTTTCCGCCAGGCTGCGCCTTTGCCTGCGTGCATCCTCTCGATGACGCTGGACACCGCTGTCGGCGGGTAGTCCGTGGCCTTGAAGCTCAGGCGGGCGGCTACGCTGGGGCCAATATTTTGAGGAGTCATCCATGTCTGGTGCATCCAGTATGGCCGCTGTCGGAATTGGCATGTCTGTGGTGGGCACCGTCGGCAGCATGGCCGCATCCCGTCAGGCGGCTGAAGCGCAGCAGCGTCAACTGCAGCAGCAGGCCAACGCCAACGCCTACCAGGCGCAGGTCAGCCGCAACAATGCCATGGTGGCCGAGTGGCAAGCCCGATCCGCGCTGCAAGCCGGGGCGAAGGCCGAGCAGACGCAGCGGCTGAAAGCAGCAAGCCTCACCGGGACGCAACGCGCCAGGCTGGCGGCGAACGGTGTGGACCTGGGCCAGGGCAACGCGCTGAATATCCTCATGGACACCGAGTACATGAATGAGCGGGATGTCCAGACGATCAAGGACAATGCCTCGCTCAAGGCCTGGGGCTACCGCATGGACGGGCAGAACGCACTGAGCAATGCGGGCCTGTTGGACATCAGCGCGATCAATGCCAGAGACGCGGCGGGGGCCATCAACCCGACGGCTGCAGCCGGGAGCACGATGCTCAGTGGCCTGGGGCAAGTGGCGTCCTCGTGGTACCGGTATTCGCAAGGCTTCAAGCCCCCCACGTCAACAGGCTTCGTGAACGCGGGGGGCGGTAGCACTCTCACGCCTTTCGACATCAGTTCGAGGTTCTGATATGCCGCGTGTGCCGACTTACGATCAGCCTGCCGTCACGCCGGACCTGGTACCGGGCGTGCGGCAGAGTTCCGTCGCATCCCCCGCGCTGTTTGGCCTGCAGGACCGTGTGCTGGAACAGCAAGCCCAGCAGCGCCTCGCTGGCGCCCAGGCCCTCACCCGTGCAGGTGGGGGCGTGCTGGACTTCGCGCTCAAGATGCAGGAGCGCGACGATCTGGAAACGATCTTCACGCAGGAGGCCGCGCTCAAGGATAGCTGGCTGCAGTTCGAGACTGAGGCCCGCAAGCGCCAGGGCGCCAACGCCAAGGGGATCACGCAGGACGCGGACGACTGGTTCCAGCAGCAGCACCGGGATCTCACCAAGGGTTTCACCAACGCGAACCAGCAGCTTGCTTTTGAGCGGATCTTTCAGCGCACCCGGCAGTCGGCCCTGTCTTCCATGTCGGGGTATGAATTCCGTGAAGGGGAAAAGTCCTTCCTGGATTCCGCGCAGGCTTCCATCGATGGCTCTATCCGCATGGCCGCAAACGCCGCGATCGATCCGAAAAACGATCCCCGCCCGGTGCTGTCACAGTCCCGTGGGGAAATCCTGCAGCGCATCGATGCCGTGGCCGCCAGTCAGGGCTGGACGCCGGAAATCGTGGAAAGCAAGAAGGCGGCCATGCTCGATAAGCTGCACACGAGCGCCATTCAGTCCATGGTGGACACCAGCCCCGGGCGGGCACGGGCGTACTACCAGGACGTGAAGGACGAGGTATCACCTGAGCACCGTGCGCAGATCCAGAAATGGTTCGAGACGACCGACCTGCGCGGCATGGTGCAGGGGTATACCGACAAGGTGCTGGCCTCGGGCGTGTCGGAAGCGGACGCTATCCGCCAGGCCCGTGAAAAGTATTCCGGGCGGCAGGAAGAAGCCGTCGTAGCGGGCATCAAGGTGCGCTTTTCCGAATTGCGCCAAGCCAACGAGGCTGGGCAGAAAGAGGCGGCAGACCAGGCCTGGGACTCGTACGCCCGCTCTGGCGACCTGAGCACGGTGCCCGCCTCTGTGCTGGACAACATGGATGGCCGCGCCCGGTTGAGCCTGGAAGACTATGCGCACAAGAAAGCCCTGGGCGAACCCGTAAAGACGGACAAGGGTACCTATCTGGACCTGCGGCAAATGGCCGCCAGCGATCCGGATGCGTTCCAGCGACTGGATCTGCGCCAGTACATGAATCGGCTGTCGGACAGCGACTTTCAGGAGTTCGCCCGGCTGCAGTCCAGCCCCGAGAAAATCCGCACGGCCAGTATCGACACTGAAGACTTCAACCACATCGCCCGCGAAGTCGGCCTCGATCCAGACGCCACCGGCAAGGACCCCAAGGCAAAGGCCCAGCTCGGGGAGCTGCGCTATTCCATCGAACAGAAAATCGATGCGGCCCAGACAGAGAAAAAGCGCCAGCTCAGCCGGTCGGAAAAGCTGGACATCATGCGCGGGGAGCTGGACAACAAGGTGATGGTTGACGAGTGGGGGCGCGATCCGGCCAAGCCCTTGATCATGCTCACGCCCGACCAAACCAAGGACGCCTATGTCGTCGTGAAAAGCCCGGACGGCAAGCCCTTCGATGTGAAGCTCTCGGAGATCCCCGCCCGGGATCGTGCCCAGATCATCCGCGCCCGCCGGGCGCAGGGCCTTCCCACGACTGAGCAGGACATCGCCACCTACTACATGCGCCGCACAAAAGGCTGGAAGTAATGCCCACAAACGAATACGACGACTTCGCCCGCGCCGACGCTGGTGTTTCCGCAACCGAGGGCCTGCTGACCCCCGGCAATATCGATCTGAGCACCCGGCCTGTCGTGCGAAACGACGACGGCACAATCAGCACCGTGCGCTCCATGTCCTTCAATGAGGACGGCCAGGAAATCCTGATCCCAACGGTGGCGGCTGACGGCTCCGGCATCCTGGATGACAGCGCCGCCGTGGCTCAGTATCGGCGCACGGGCCAGCACCTGGGCAAGTTCGACACGCCCGACCACGCCACTCGATACGCTCAGCAACTGCACGCTCAGCAACTGCACGAGCAGCAAGCCACGGAATACGGGCCGGGCAGTGCGAACGACGATTACGCGCAAATGGCGACTGCCGACGCGGAAGCTCGCGACGTGGCTGTGCAGGCGACGGTGAACAAGGCGCTGTACACCATGCCGGACGATGCGGCCACGGTGAAGAACATGGCCGACCGCTCGGGCTTGCCTGAGCCTGTCGTGGAGCGCAATCGGGATGAAGTGTCCCGTGTGCTGCGGCTGCGCGACATCCGCCAGGCGCTGGCCGACTCGCCCATCCTGACGCGGCAAATGACAGACCCGGAATTCGCCCGGCTGGCCCACGACGACGTGGAAAGCCTATCAGCGGTGGAGCGTGAATTCGGTGTGATGCGTGAAACCCCGCGCCCCGAACCGACCGTCATGAATTACATGCGGGGCCTGTGGTCGTCCCTCACGCAAGGCGCCGAACAAATGCGATTGGGCACTGAGCTGCAAAGCGAGGATCTGCTGGGCGACGGCAGCGCCGACAGCCGCATCTACCGGGAAAACTTGCTGCGCCAGTACCGGCAGGCCGAAGGCCGCATTGAAGCCACCACGCCCGCGTTCGAGACGGAAACCGCGCAGGGCATCTACGGGGGGTTTTCCAGCTTGCTGCAACAACTGCCTGGGCTGGCGGCGGCCATCGCCACCCGAAACCCTTACCTGGCCCTGGGCTACGCCGGGTGGCAGGTGCAGACTCAGTCCTACGGGAAATACCGCGCCCGTGGCGGTACGCCGGGTGAAGCCTTCCTGGGCGGCACGGCGGAGGGCGCCCTGGAAGCCGCCACGGAACTACTGCCGATGGGCTTTCTGGTGAACCGTTTCGGGAAGGAAGGCACCAAGGCTTTCCTGGGCGGCCTGCTGCTGCGCGAACTGCCCAGCGAACAGATCGCCACCTTCACGCAGGACGCGGTGGACACGGCCATCGCAAACCCGACCAAGACCTGGGGCGACTTCTTCAGCGAACGGGGCAGCGCAGCCTACCAGACGGCCCTGGCGACACTCGTGCAGTCGGGCGCACTGGCCGGTACGCACTCGCTGGCCCGCCGGGTCGTGGGCGACAGCCTCAAGGTGCAGGAATCGGCGCAGGGCGCGGGCTTCCTGGCCCGGCTCACTGAGCTGGCCCGGGCGTCGAAAACCGCCCAGCGCACCCCCGACACTTTCGAGAAATTCGTGGCCGAAGCCGCCGAGGATGGCCCTGTGAAGGAGGTCTACATCACGGCGGACGCGCTCATGCAGTCCGGCCTGGCCGACCAGGTGGCCGCTGTGTCGCCTGCCGTGGCCGCCCAGCTACCGCTGGCCTCTCAGACCGGCGGGCAGATCGCCATCCCCGTCGAAGAGTATGCGGCCCACATTGCCTCCACGGAATTCAACCAGGGCCTGCTGGACCACCTGAAGACGGACCCGGATGGCTTCAGCCAGGCCGAAGCGCGGACCTACCTGCAGAGTCAGCGCGAAGAGCTGGAACAGGAGGTCGAGAAAGCCGCTCAGGATCAGCAGGCAGTGGATGCGTTCAGGGCGTCGGCGGACGCCGTGCGGGCGCAGGTGAAGGCCCAGCTTGAGGCCACGGGCCGGTTTACGCCGCAGGTGAATGACGCCTACGCCGCGCTGTGGGCAAACTTCTTCAGCGGCCAGGCCGCCCGCCTTGAGGGCGCAACCCCTGAAGGCTTGTTCAAGCAGTACTACCCCACCGTGGTGGCCGAGAACGTGGCCGCCGGGCCAGTGCTGGATCAGACTGCGCCTGAAAATTCGGCCCTTAGCGCAGTCAATCCGAATATACTGAAGCAGAGCCGGAGGAAGCGCGATGACTACACAATCGACATGTTCGGGGTACCAGACCCCGCCGGAACGACTGAAACCCCTGGACCCGCAGCACCCGAAATTTCTGGGGACGTACACCCCCAGGGCACCCTATCGCGTGACGACGCTCCCGGTCGATTCGCAAACCGAACCATCCTTGTCGAAGACACCGAACGGAAGATCGGGGCAAGCCAAGTAACCAACGCCGAGGAAGCAGCCCAGGCTTTGGCCTATCTCGGTCGGGGCGCTGTTGAGCGCTTTGACGCGCTGGTCACTGATGCCAACGGTAAACCCCTTGCTATTGTCGGCTCGTTCAAAGGCGCGATCTCGCAGGCGTCAGTATTCCCCGCAACGCTTGCGGGCGAAGCGTTCCGCGTGCCAGGGGCGGCGCACCTGTGGGCGGCGCACAACCACCCCAGCGGCAATCCGACGCTAAGCCCTGCAGACATCAACCTGACCCGCGCCCTGGGGAATATCTTCAGGGGTAGCGACATACAACTGCACGGGCTTTTCGCTATTTCTGGGAGCGCACCGGGAGCCGCCCGGCAGTGGACCCTGGTGGACCCTTACACCAGCGAACAGTCGGCAGGCATTGCCGCCCCCAGCAAAGCCACGATGTCTGTCCCGGCGGTTGACCGCATCTATAGCGAAAAGGGCCAGCTCGGACCCGCAGTGACGACGCCAGCCGCCGCCCGATCTGTTATTCCCCGGGTGGCGGGCAACCAATCCGGCCTGGTTCTCCTAGACACCCAGCTCACGCCTATCGGCTTCATGCCGTTGCAGCCGAACGAAATGGGTGTGCTCCGCCGCGACGGGCGCATGGACGCCTTGTATCGCGCCATCTCCATGGCAAACGCCTCGGCGGCCATGTTCGTTAACCGGGACGGCGCGTACACCACGCAGCAAGTTGGCAATGTCGCGGGGCTTCTCAATTCCCTTGACGTGCGCGTGCTGGACGTGCTGGACGTTGCGGGGGATACGGTTCAATCTCAAGCTGAACAGGGCGCCTCTTTCAGCGGTACGAAATTCGATCAGACCGCCCGGGGGTCGTTCAACCCTAGCACCAACACCATTGCTCTGCTGCAGGCGGCTGACCTGTCCACCTTCCTGCACGAGTCGGGGCACTTCTTCCTGGAAGTGCAGACCGACATCGCGGGCAAGCTGCGCCAGCAGGCCGAGATCTTCGGCGCCGACACGCTCAAGCCCGAAGAGCGGCAACTGCTGGCCGATACGGACGCGCTCATGCAGTGGTTTGGGGTGGGCACGCTGACCGACTGGTACAGCATGGACCTGGAACAAAAGCGCACCTATCACGAGCAGTTTGCCCGGGGGTTCGAGTCCTACCTGTTCGAGGGCAAGGCCCCCAGCATCGAGCTGCAGGGCCTGTTCCAACGCTTCCGGGCGTGGCTGCTGAGCGTCTACAAGGATCTGAAGGCGCTGAACGTCACCCTCACCGATGACGTGCGTAGCGTCTTCGACCGGATGCTGGCGACCAATGACCAGATCACGCTGGCGGAACAGGGCCGCAGCATGATGCCCCTGTTTGAGTCGGCGGAACAGGCGGGCATGACGCCCGATGAATTCGCGGCCTACCAGGCGCTGGGGTCGAGCGCCACCGCCGATGCCATCCAGGATCTGCAGGCCAAGGGCCTGCGGGATATGCAGTGGCTGCACAACGCCCGGGGGCGCGTGCTGAAGGATCTGCAGAAGGAAGCCGCCGCCCGCCGGTCCGAGGTGCGCATGGAGGCCCGCCGGGAAATCTTGAACGAACCGGTGTACCGGGCCTGGCAGTTCCTGACGGGCAAGATCGGCGCCGATGACAAGATCGCGCCGCGCAAGGATGGCACGACCGGTCCAGACCTTGATCCGGTCAACGACTCGCTTTTCGTGGCGATTGCCAAGCTGGGCGGGATCGACCGCGAGGAAGCCAAATCGCAATGGGGCGTAGACCACAAAGAGGTCGGGCCGGGATCTGTGTTCGGCAAGCCCATCCTGCGCAAGACCGGCGGGCGGACGCTGGACGACATGCGCCAGGCGCTGATCGAACAGGGGTATCTGTCGCCGGAAGACGCCACGGGCGACTGGAACCCCCGAGAGTTTGAAGACCGCTTCGACGCGGAACTGCGGGGGGACACGCAGTACTCGCTTTCCCATGACTTCGCTGCCGACCAGGACATCCAGGCCGGGGGCGAACTGGCGAACCCGACAGCGCTGTCAGCGGGCCGTCTGGACGCCGGGGAGCTGTCCATCATGAACTTGCCGCAGGAGGTGCTGGACGCCCTGAATGCCCGCAAGATGGTGGCAAAGCACGGCCTGCACCCGGACATCGTGGCGGCGCTGCCCGGCATCGAAATGACATCCGGCGCTGAGCTGGTGCAGAAACTGGCCGAAGCGCAGCCCCTGCACGAAGTCATCGAGGCGGCTACCGACGTGAAAATGCTGGAACGCTACGGGGATCTGTCCAGCCCCGAAGCCATTGCGCGGGCGGCTGACAAGGCCGTTCACAACGAGGCCCGCGCCCGATTCTCTGCTACTGAAGCCGAAGTGCTGCAGCGGCTTGCCAATCCGACGGCCCCCACGGGCAAGATCGACCGCCGGGGACGGGCCGTATCCCGTGGCATCCTGTTGCCCGCCGCCAGGGAGTTCGCCCAGAACGTGATCGCCCGCGTGCGCGTGCGCGACCTGCGCCCGGCGCAGTACGCCAACGCAGAGGCCCGGGCGGCCCAGAACGCCGTTCGGGCGGCGAAGGCTGGCGACGTGATGACAGCAGCCGCTGAGAAACGCAACCAGGTCATACAGCAGCAGCTCACGAAAGCGACCTATGACGCCCAGGATGAAGTCGGCAAAGCCGTGCGCTACCTGCGCAAGTTCGACAACGCGGGCACGCGCAAGAGCATCGACGCGGACTACCTGGACCAGATCGACCAGCTACTGGAACGGTTCGACCTGCGGGCCAGCGTCAGCAACAAGGAAGCCGCCCGGCGTAAGAGCCTGCTGGAATGGGTGCAGGCCCAGCAGGAGCTGGGCTTCGACCCAGACGTGCCCGATGTGCTGCTGGCGCGGGCCCAGCGCAAGCCATACCGGGAACTGACCGTCACGGAATTGCGGGGCGTGCTCGATACGGTGAAGCAGATCGAACACCTGGGCAGGCTCAAGAACCGGCTGCTCACGGCGGCGGACAATCGGGCCTTTTCCCAGATCGTGGATGAAATCTCGGCCTCGATCCAGGACAATGCCAAGCGCACCGTGAAGGAGCGGCGCACGTCCGACCGGGGGCGCCTGGCCGACATCGGTTCGCTGTTTCGCAACTTCACGGCGGACCACCGCAAGTTCGCCAGCCTGGTGCGCGAAATGGATGGCTGGCAGGACGGCGGCTCCATGTGGGAATACCTGGCGCAGTCCATGAACCGCGCCGGGGATCGTGAAGCCGTCATGCGCGAACAGGCCACCATCGCCCTGTCCAATCTGCTCAAGCCGATCCTGAAAACCGGCAAGCTGGATGAAAAGACCTTTTTCCGGTCGGTCGGCAAGTCCTTCACCCGAGAGGAACGTATCGGCCTCGCGCTGAATATGGGCAACGAAACGAACCGGGAGCGCTTGGTTTCTGGCGAAGGCCTGCCGCCTGCCGTGCAGCGGGAGATCCTGGACACCCTCACCAAAGAGGAAATGGATTTCGTGCAAAGCGTCTGGGACTACCTGGACACCTACTGGTCGGAGATTGTCGCCAAGCAGCGCCGGGTGCAGGGCATCACGTCAGAGAAGGTGCAGGCCCTGCCGGTCGAAACCAAGCACGGCACCTACCGAGGCGGCTATTACCCGATCAAATACGACGCGCTGCGGTCCTCACGGGCCGAGGCCGATACCGCTGCCGAAGTGCAGCGCCAGATCGAGCACGGTCTGTATTCCAGCTCAACCACCCGACGCGGCCATGAGAAAGCCCGGGCGGCGTCTGTGGGGCGGCCCATGCGCTACGACCTGGGCGTCATCATGCAGCACGTCGATCAGGTGGTGCATGATCTGTCCTGGCACGAATACCTGATTGATGCGAACCGGTTGCTCAAGGCCCCGGCCATCGACAAGGCGATTCGGGCACACTACGGTCCTGAAGTGCTGCGCACCATGCGCGAAACGCTCACGGACATCGCTGTGGGCAATCTGGCGTCTCAAAGCAGCGGCGAACGCATCCTGAGCTACATCCGCAAGGGCGCCACCATCACGGGCCTGGGCTGGCGTCTGACGACATCGCTTATGCAGCCGCTGGGGCTGTCGCAGTCCATCGTGCGCGTAGGGGCGAAATGGGTGGCTCGTGGCGCCTGGCGCTGGTTTGGGGACGCGGCACACTTCGAGAACTCGGTGCGCAAGATCAACGAGAAATCGGACTTCATGCGCCTGCGGGCCAAGACCATGCAGCGGGAAATCAACGAAATCCGCAACCGGGTCAAGGGCAAAGACAGCCGCCTGGAAGCCAGCTATTTCTACCTGATCCAGAAAGCGCAGCTCATGGCCGACGTGCCGACCTGGTGGGGGCAGTACGAGAAAGCCATGGCCGAGGATGGGATGACGGAAGAACGCGCCGCAGCCCAGGCCGACCAGGCCGTACGCGACACCCAGGGCGGCGGCCAGACCGGGGATCTGTCGAAGGTCCAGCGGGGTAGCGCTGGGTGGATGCTCTTCACGAATTTCTATTCGTTCTTCAATACCACCTACAACCTGACCGCCGAAGCCGTGGGGCGCACGGACTTCAAGAAGCCGGGCGACATCGCCATGCTCGGGGCTGACCTGCTGCTGCTCTACACCATCCCGGCGCTGCTGGGCACCATCGTGCATTCCGCGTTTGCGGGGGATTGGGACGACAAGGACTTCTACAAGAAGCTCGCCTATGACCAGCTCAGCTACCTGCTGGGCACCATGGTCGTAGTGCGCGAAGCGGGCAGTGCCGTCTCTGGGCTTCTGGGCATGTACAGCGACTACAGTGGCCCGGCGGCTGTCCGTTTCTTCGGGGACCTGGCCCGGTTCTCCAAGCAGGCGGGGCAAGGCGATGCGGATGAAGCCTTCTGGAAATCACTCAACTCGCTGGGCGGCCTGATCTTCCACTACCCGGCTGGGCAGATCAATAGCACCCTGCAGGGCATCAACGCCATGCTTGAGGGGCGCACCAGCAACCCCGGGGCGCTCGTGGTCGGTCCACCCCGGAAGTAGGCCCGTGGCCTTGACGGCCCGGTAGGCGGTGAAAATCCCTGCAAGTTCCGCCGGGATTTTTGCCATGACCGTTTCCAGCACCAACCGCAAGACCGCCCCCTTTCTGGGGGACGGGTCTACCGGGCCTTTCAACTTCGACTTCTACATGCCGGTGGGGTCTGAGAGTTCCGTGGTGGCTGTTGTAGCGGACCCGAATGGCGCAGAAACCACGCTGGACTATGGCGACCCCAGCGGCCCGGGGGTGGACTACACCGTCAGCCTGAACAACGATCAAAGCAACAACCCGGGCGGGTCTGTCACTCTGACGGACGTGCTGCCGGTCGGCTACAAGCTCGTGCTCACCAGCGCGGTGCCAGGGCTGCAGCCAACCGATATCACGAACCTGGGCGGTTTTTATCAAGAATTGGTGACGCAGGCTTTTGATCGCGTGACCGTGCTCGTCCAGCAAGCCGACGAAAAGATTAATCGCGCCGTGAAGGTGCCGATTTCCAGCACGATCACCCCCGACGATCTGATCAATCAACTCACCAATGCGGCGTCCGACGCGGTGAATGCCGCTGGTGCTGCCGCCGTCAGCGAAGGCAACGCTGCTGCATCGGCCAGCGCCGCGCTGACCAGCGAAGGCAACGCCCACGATTCCGAAGTCGCCGCTGCGCTGTCCGAAGGTAATGCCGCCACTTCCGAGGGCAACGCCGCCGCATCGGCCAGCGCCGCGCTGACCAGCGAAAACAACGCCCACGACTCCGAAGTCGCGGCGGGCCTGTCAGCCGGTGCTGCCGCCGTCAGCGAGGGCAAGGCGCACGACTCTGAACTGGCCGCTGCGCTGTCCGAGGACAACGCCGCCGATTCAGCCGGTGCAGCGCTGGCAAGCCAGAACGCTGCACACGATTCCGAGGTGGCCGCCGCCAGTAGCGAACTGGCCGCCAAGACCTACCTGGAAACCCTGGTGCAGCCCTTCGCTTTCATGAAAGCGGACTATGACACGCCCTGCCTGAAAAAGACCGGCGCACAGACGGTCAGCATCAAGGCCGGTACCGTGGTCGTGGTCGCCGGGGTCGCACGCGCTTTCGCAGCCGATACGCCGGTCACCATGCCCGCGCTCACCGCCGGGGAGGACTATTCGGTATGGGTCAAGACCGACAATAGCGCAGTCGCTGTCGTTGATTCGTTCCTTGCCCCGGCCAGCGCCCCCGACGTGGGGGCCATCCGCATCGGCGGATTCCATCATGGCCTCGTCGCGCCGGGCGAGACAGTGGCCGGGGGTAGTTTCTCTACCAGCGGTGTGACTGCGGGCGGCGGGTCGATGCTGTGGACACAAGCCGACGTGGACAAACTGGCCGGGATCAACGAATTCTCGATTTGGGACTTGGCCCTGCGCCACCGGGGCGAACAGTACGGCATGTCGTACGACCCGTGGGTCGATGCCTGGGGCGGTATTTATTTTTGCAATACCGCTCCCCATTTGAACGGCATCAGCCGGTACAACACTGACGTTTGCAGCGGCACCGTACAGCCCTTCGTGCCTCCGTCCTTCGGGGGCGACGGCGTGCTCAAGTACAGTGCCTTCCGGTCGTGGGAAGCTATTGAAATCCTGGCCGACCACGGTTGTCGTCCTGTTTTGTACAACGAGTTTGTCAGCATGGCCTTCGGCGTCACCGAGGGCCAAAGCCTGGGGGGCGCGTCCGCGACGATTCCGGCCACGGCCCGCCAGCCGGGCTATACGTCGCGCATTGGTTTGGAACAGGCCACCGGCCACGTCTACACCATCGGCGGCCCGATGATCGGTCAGGGTGGATCGGCGTGGGCGGGTAATGGCCGGGGGTCGAACTACGGCGGTGGCGTCGTCCAGTTGTTCGGCGGCAACCGTTCGATCACGTCCTCTTCGGGGTCTCGTTGCGTCTCCTTTGACGCCGGCCTCGCGTACTCGGACTGGAGCGTTTCGCTGCGTGCCGCCGGTGACCCGCAAAAAACAGTCGGCCCGGCCCTGTACCAAGAGGCCGCGTAATGAACATCGCACTGCCGCTTGACTGCGCCATGCCAGTATCGGCAGTGCATCGGTTTTTGCTGTCTCTCGGGGCGGCAAAAAGGGTGGAGCAAGATAACAGCGGCAACCGTACGAACACGTCCAATTCGGGGTCTCGTTGCGTCAACTTTAACAACGGCCTCGCGAACTCGAACTGGAACATTTCGCTGCGTGCCGCCGGTGGCGATTGGCAACCCGCCGTGATGCAAGCCGCGCATCACGACACTTTGGTCAGCTTGCTTCACCTGCTTCGGCAAATACCTACCTGGGTGCGGAGAACGGCGAGTAGTGAAAATCGAAAGCCGCGCCGCCTTGTTATGGGTAAGAAATACAAAAACCTCTACGACACCGTCACGTCGATGGACAACCTGCGCTCGGCGTACCGCAAGACCTCGCGGGGCAAGCGAAAAACGCGCAGTTACCGGACATTCACCGGACATCTGGACAGTCGCCTGCGCTCGGTGCGGCGCAGCTTGACGACGGGTTCGTACCGTCAGGGCCAGCCCCGCCAGTTCACGATCTACGAGCCGAAGCAGCGCCTGATCTCCGCGCTGCCCTTCCGCGACCGGCTGGTGCAGCACGCGCTTTGCAATGTCCTTGAGCCGATTTTCGATTCGGTGTTCCTGCCGCAAAGCTACGCCTGCCGCCGGGGTAAAGGCACTCACGCCGCAGCCCGCGATGTGCAAGCCGAACTGCGCCGGATGCAGGCCAATGGCCTAGACATTTGGGTGCTGAAAACGGACTTCTCCAAGTATTTCGCCAGCATCCCGCTGGACGTGCTGCACCGGGAATATCGGCGCAAGATTTCCTGCAAGCCCACGCTGGCCCTGCTCGAAAAGTTGATCCCCACCGAAGGCCGGGGTATCCCCATCGGGGAACTGGTCAGCCAGCTTTCGGCCAACTTGATCGGCCACGTCGTGGATCGCTGGCTCGTCCACGGGCAGGGCGTCACGGCGTTCTTTCGCTACATGGACGACATCGTGATCCTGGGTTCCGACCGGGCGGCCCTGGCCCGCCTGCGCGTCGATCTGGAAGCCTTCGCCCACGACGAGTTGGGCCTGCGCTTCTCGCACTGGTCGCTGCAACCGATCAGCCGGGGGATCAATTTCGTGGGTTACCGCATCTGGCCGCGCTTCAAGCTGCTGCGCCGGGATTCGGTCGCCCGTGCCAAGCGCAAGGTGCGCCGCTACAAGGCGCACGGCGCGGTCGAGCGCCTGCGCATGTTCCTGGCCTCGTGGCTGGGCCATGCCAAGTGGGCCGACTCGCACCACCTGATTGCTTCTATGGGGGTCGCATGAACGACTGCTACAGCCCGCACACGGGCGAACACATCGCAACCAGCACACGGGCGTCCTGGATGGGCCGCGCCGGTGTGGACTGCCCGGCCTACGACCGGCAGACGCAATCCGCCTATTGGCGTGGCGGCCCGGCCTGGGTCGTTGAAGACGTGACGCCAGCACCAGCTGGTCGCACCGTACTGTCGGCGCGTGAGTTTCTGGACAGGTTTACGAACACCGAGTACGCCGCCGTGCGAGCCAACACCGATGTCAACCTGCAACGGGCCTACGACAACCTGATCGCCGCCGACTTCGTTGACCTGACCGATCCGGCTGTCGGCCTGGGGCTTGATCTGATGGTGGCGCTGGGCGTCATCGACGCAAGCCGCAAGTCCGAACTGCTGCAACCGGAGGGCGCCTGATGCCGCTGTCTGACGACGCAATCGCAATCATTCAGGCCGTGCGGGAAACCACGTCTGATCTGGAAGCCAAGCTGGCGGGCATGCAAGCCCGGCAGGAGCAGCTATTCGCGGGCTTCCCGGACGGCGACCCGGACAGTCATCGTCGCTATCACGAGTCGGTCATCGAGTGGCGCGAACTGCGAAACCAAATGGTCAAGTCGGCCCTGATGCAAGCAGCGAAAGTCGGCGGCCTGGGGGCCATCGGCTGGATCGCCTACGCACTTTGGACGGCCCTCAAGATGGAGATCACGAAATGAAACTCATCCCCGAGTGGCGGCAGTGCCACCGCTTCTGGTCTGTCCGTTTGCAGGCGGCGGGCCTCGGCATTCTTGGTGTCCTGCAAGCATTCCCGGAGGCCGTCGCCCATGTCTGGCTTATTCTCCCTGCTGAAATCCATTCTGCGATCCCTGACGAAGCGCTCAAGTGGGTCGGCTACGCCTGCCTCGTCGCCGGAGTCGTCGCCCGCATCATCCGACAAGACCGGCTCCACGCCGCCGATGGCGTGGGGGGCGGTGGTCAGCCCGGAATTCCGCGCGGCGGTCGTTGACATCTGCGACGGCCTCGGGATCGACCCATCGTGGCTCATGGCGTGCATGGCTTTCGAGTCGGCGTACAGCTTCGACCCGGCCAAGCGCAACCCCGGCAGCAGCGCCACGGGACTGATCCAGTTCATGGCGACCACGGCGCGCGGCCTGGGCACGACGACGGACGCCCTGGCAGCCATGACGGCGGTAGAACAACTGGATTACGTGCGCCTGTACTTCAAGCCCTACGCGGGCCGCATGGCGACCCTGGCCGACGTGTACATGGCGATCCTGTACCCCAAGGCCATCGGCAAGCCGGACGACTATGCGCTGTTCGTTGACCCGGCGAAAACGTACCAGCCGAATTCAGGGCTGGACGCCAACCGGGACAAGAAGGTGACGAAGGCCGAGGCCGCCGCGTCCGTGCGTGCCGCGATGGATCGCGGCCTGCGCCCCGGCAACGTGTGGAGCGGATCGTGA